ATGTTTACATATACAACTGGTGCTCCTGCCCGGTAACGATCCGAGTTTTGAGTCTTACCAAGACCCTGTAATACCTTTATACTACAGGAGCGTGAATGGTACTGGCACCAGGTATCGATCCTGGACTCCGAGGTCCACAACCTCGGGTGCTACCACTACACTATGCCAGCATATATTGGTGCCCTCGGTCGGATTCGAACCGACACTGTATTGGGTTTGAGCCAACTGCCTCTGCCGATTGGGCTACGAGGGCATAACTGGTGCGTTCTCTTAGAATCAAACTAAGTCCTTCTGCTCTTCAGGCAGTCGTGCGGATCACCTACACCAAGAACGCATAATGGGTGCCTCCCTAACCCACCGGACAGTCCCGATGGACTAGGAAGGACTTAAACTGGTGCCCCTAGAAGGACTCGAACCTACAAACTTCTCGGCCTAAACGAGACGCCTTTACCAATTTGGCCATAGGGGCATATAATGGTAGTCGGTGAGAGAATCGAACTCCCCACACTCACGGTGTAAACGTGATGTTCTTCCACTGAACTAACCGACCATAAATGGCGGGTGGCTGATGTGTCGATCACCATGCCCTTACAGGCACCCTTCGCTTTCGAGGCGAGGACAGAGGCCGCTCTGCTTAACCACCCATTTATTCTGGCGGAGTAGTAGGTATCCGACACCTATTCCCTTTCGGGAACCATCCGCTTTCCAAGCGGTGCAGACTCCTTGCCTGTTACTTACTCCGAATTGGCGGATCGTGTTGGAGTCGAACCAACTGAACCCATGAGGTTCTACGGTTTAGCAAACCGCTGCATTACCGTCCTGCCCACGATCCATAATCTTACATTCCAAACTGCTTCTTTACAATAGCTACAGCATCCTCAAATGCCTTTTCTAATTCTTCGTCAGTTGCTCCATATTTTCCAAAAATTTCTCTCAAAGCATCCACTGCTTCTGCCTTAGTTTCTTCTGAAATCTTGAACATTCTGATTATCTCCACTAATTTGACTACGGATATTCAAATCCGATAGAACGAACCCTATTACTATACTCAATAAAAAGAACACTGTCAAGCGAAAAATCATTTGGCGCTTCAAATAGTTTTCATCCATATATATCTTCCTAAATGGTCTAGGTGGCTGGACTTGAACCAACAGCCTTCCCGCCCCAAACGGGATGCTCTGCCAATTGAGCTACACCTAGATAAAAACTGGCACCGGTGGAGTAGAATCGAACTCTCTCTAAGGGGTTTGGAGGCCCTTGTGCTAACCATTACACTACACCGATATTGGATGCGGACCCATGAGTCGAACATGGCTCTCTTGCTTATGAGACAAGAATGGTCTCCGGACCACCTGACCGCAAAACTGGTGCTGATAGATGGAATCAAACCATCCTTGAACGCCTTATGAGAGCGCCTCGACATCTTGCCGACCTACCAGCATTATATGGCCACCCCGGAAGGACTCAAACCCTCAACCTCTAGTTTCGTAGACCAGCGTTCTATTCAGTTGAACTACGGAGTGTTCTATTTTTCCCTGCAAAATTATCAGTTTGACTATGACAGTTAGGACATAAGATTTGTAAGTTTTCTATCCTATGATCATTATGAATGCCATTCACATGATGTAACTGTAGAGTCAAAGGTTTTCCTCTATATGTATCAATACCACATTCTTCACAAGAATATGTTTTAATACCTTCTTTTATTATTCTATCCTTAACATACTTGGATGTAAAGGGACCATTTTCTATCAAAACACTTTCAATAGGAGTTGCCTGTCTCCTAGGATGATTCCTAAAACTATCAGTTTTCCATAACTGTTTTATTTTAAGGACATGCGTTTCTGATAGTTTTCTGCCGGTTAGAGTATCACTAACTTTTTTGTTTATCTCATTTCTTTTATTTTTTGTAGAAAAGGATCGGGCACATTTGTTTGAGCAAAATCTACCAGAACCAAAACTACCTTCGTGATCTATACCACAGTTTTCGCAAATCATTCGAACCTCCATAAATGTTCTTTATTATTTATAAAAGTTCGACTTTTAACATTAAATCTCGCAGGGAGTTACTACCATCTCCCAGCCACTATTTCGTTGTGGCAGATTGTCTGGATAAGACGATGCGCTAAGACGGACATTTAGGTTGCCGCCACCTATATCCATATCACACAGCGCACCCGTGTAATATGGTAGCCCAAGGTATCCAACTCCTCGGACGAGCAATGGAGCGGGCGATCGGGATCGAACCGACGACCAACAGTTTGGAAGACTGTGACTCTACCACTGAGTTACACCCGCAATTGGAGGATCCGGTCGGACTCGAACCGACAGCCTTGGGATTAAAAGTCCCTTGCACCACCTATTGTGCTACGGATCCATAATAAGCATCCAGGATTTAGTATCCTACTCTTTTAACGTGGCCTGGATTCCACAAATGGTAGACCGTGCAGGGATCGAACCTGCGACAAAGGGATTAAGAGTCCCCTGCTCTACCTACTGAGCTAACGGTCCATAAACTTATATCATCGTATAGGATTTGCACCTATCTCTCACCTGACCATGCAGAATGTATCCTAGCTTATAGACGAACGATGATAATATGGCGACCGTGATGGGGATCGAACCCACCTAAACTTGTTAGACAGACAAGTGGTTTCCCCAGAAACCTACACGGCCATTATTGGTCACCCATAGGGGTTTCGATCCCCTTTCTCTTGCTTGAAAGGCAAGCGTCCTAGCCACTAGACGAATGGGCGGTATTGGCTCCGGATTGGGGAATCGAACCCCACTAACCAGTGATTAACAGTCACGTCCATGCACCTTGCTCGGATTCTCCGGAATAATACTGTATTCATCTCTGCGCTAGTTCACCAGAACTACATGTGGCCACAAGGGAGTTGATCATTCTCCTACGGAATCGAACCGTATAGCGCATGGATCAATACAGTATTGGAGGTGCCGATGGGACTTGAACCCACATAAAACGGTTTTGCAGACCGCTCCGTAACCAGTTCCGGACACGGCACCTTATTGCTACAGATTCAATTGTCAAACAGCAGTTATTCGTTAGGCAATCTTAACCTCCGTTCGCTTGCGCTGAAGAAGGACAGATGCCTTACCCTTGAAAGAGTAATACTTGTTCCAGGCCTTTTCGAAGTCATGGAAGATACCATTATATAGAACCTTACCAGACTTGTCAAGGGCCTCTACTTTCCAGTAGTAGGATATTTTCTGTTCCGTTTCTCTCATTTCTTTCTCCTTCGCACAAGAGAACATCACTATATAGGGAACAAATCACAAAGTCAAGAACTTTTTTTAGGAAAAAGTGCGACATTCTGTCACATCAGGTTCCTGTCTTTGTGTTTCGTCTCACCGTTCGCACACTATACCCTAAACGGATTCACAAGTCAATAACAAAAAATGCGACAGAATGACGCACCCTTATTCTAGAGATTCTATAGAGTATGCAGTCTGTTTACATTCATACCAATCTCTTAGACCTTCGTCATATTTTAAGTGGTCTTGCCACTGTCTCTCGGACATTTGCCCGGAAAGATAACACTGAAAGAGCAGTTCAAACTTTTCCATGTCATACTCCAAAGTTGGTAGGGGTGCCAGGTAACGCTCCTGGTCGAGAACGGTAATCGGCCGCTAAAGGGTTTATAAGTCCCTCTTGTGTCTTACACCCACCCCCATAAATGGCGGTCCCAGAAGGACTCGAACCTTCAACCTACCGCTTAGAAGGCGGTTGCTCTATCCGGTTGAGCTATGGAACCAATCTCTATTGTCTGAATAGTATATATGTTCCGAAACGGAAAGTCAAGAACTTTTTTTGGACTATTCCTTAACTATTCCGCAAACTCTGCCAAGAACGCCTCATTTATATCTGGCTTCGGTACCTTTGTCAAGACAAATCTTGGAGTAAATCCTGCAAATCCACCACCATTCCGTAAGAATGTAGCGAACTCTTCCGCATCATCCTCAAAAAAGAACTCAGCCACGACCTGACTTGTTGCTTCTTCATACACAAGCCAAAGCAGTTCATCGTTATCATTAAACTCAGGATAGTATATATAGAGTTTCTTCATACCTTTAGTCCTTTGAACTTGTTAGCATTAGGTTTGTTGAATGTTGGCTTCGGCACATCTTCTTCTTGTCCTGAGTCAACAATGTTTTGTGCTGATTGTTCAACATCATACAACTTCATTTTGCTTCTGTCAACCCCTATAATAAATCTTTTGTTGAGTCCTGGATCGTTGTATCGGTTCTTCAACTGCTTTACCATAATCTGGTTGAGTTGTGATAGTTGTTCTGTAACAATCAAAGCAACAAAGAAATCTGCTGTTGCAGGCAGGCCAAAGGACTCGGATGTATCTTCCATACCGGGATCAGTGCTTGTATAACCGCTTCTGGTTAACTGTGTAGCAGACCAAATAGGAACATTGAACTCGACCGCTAGACCTCGTAACTCTTCGGCAATTGCTTTAATATAGGTATAACTATTAACACCATTACCAGGCTTGATACGGGATGACGCACAAATATTGAGATAGTCGACCATGATAACATCTGGCACGAATCCTTTCTTTAAGTTTAGTTCGTTCAATAGAGAACGAAAATGAATAGTTGATGCTGTTGCTGTGGCATACTCTTTGATAATAAGTTTGCCGTTTGTCTTTTGTTTTACATTGGCGATACGCTTATCATACAAATCTTTAGGCAATGCCATTAGATCGTCAAATGTAATATTCATTAGATTGGCATCAATACGCTTGGCAACTTCTTCTTCGGCCAGTTCTAGGGTGATGTAAAGAACATTCTTGCCCATGGAAAGATAACTAGCAGAAAAATGACAGAGAGTAAGAGATTTACCACCACCGACGCCGCCCATAACGACATTAAGAGTTTTTCTGGGAACTCCATTCTTTGTAATCTTGTTAAAAAAGTCAAGATCAAAACGTAACCTTTCTTCTACTCTATGATAGTGTTCATATCTTTCATTTGCTTGTTCTATATAATCATGACCAACATTTGGATCAAAAGATATAGCCAAAGCATCAGACAGCAAAGTAGGAATGGCACCCTTAGAGAGTTTGCCTTTTCCATTCATAATCTCTAAGGATTCGGTGATGGCATTATAGATTGCTTTCTCTTGGCAAAACCTTTCTGTATTCTCAACAAGCCAATCTAGATTTGTCTGATTTGTGTCTTCATTAAGAAGATTTAATGTCTCATGAATTTTCTTGACGGAATCATCTGTAACACCACGAACGTTATCAATCTCAATCTGTAGAGCATCAAATGTTGGTTGCTGATTATACTTGTTGATGAAGTCGGCCACTTCTTTATAAAGTAGCCGATCTTCATGATTGGAGAAATAGTTATCCTTAAGGAACGGTAGAACTTTTCTCGTGTAGTTCTCGTTCTGTATCAGGTTCTTTAGTATTACTTGCTCCAGTCTCAACTTCACTCGCATCTCCTAAATCTAGCAACATCGCATTTAGTATCAAACCTAATACTTGATTGAACTTTTCATTCTTTCTCAAAGTCATCATGGACAAATCGTTTGTCTTGATAATATCATAATCATATTGTATTCGAGGAATGTCATCCTCTCCTACTTTGAAAGTTACAGTTGTATAACGATACACTACTCCAGCGAATGGGTCAAGCATTAATTCAATCGGTACAGTAGATCCATCTTCTTTTGCATTAAAGAGGTCGTCACGAAATTTGTAATCAGTTCCAGCTTCCATTGTTTATATCCTTACTAAGCAAAAAAGTCTTCAAGACTTGCAGTTTCTTCAAATGTGATCGTGTTATACTTCGACTTTAACAAAGGTGCTATCCATTCATCAATAGATTGGCAAGACATACTGATAGTGGTGGCAACATCCAAATTGCTAGTAAAATTTTTCCAAATCATGTAAACTGTGTCACTGTCAATCACTTTTACATATAATTCATCATCTAGTGTGATTCCATCTTCTCTGGCTTTTGTCGCACCGGAATGACTTTCATCGTCACGCAATTTACCTGCAACACCTTTCACCCAACGATGTATTCGTCCATAAATTGAGTAATCTGTTTCACCGACATACAAACATTCATACTTGTCATTCACTTTTCTATAGATAGAATATATGCCAGAATAGTTTAGAGAAACGTATTCCCCATTATTGTCCATGAAAAATAGAGATACACCTTTATCAGTTTCATATGATTCCATTTTATACAATGGATTTTTCATTCCTTCTCTGATAATCTTCTTAGCAAATTTTACTTTATTCTTGCTCGACATGTTCTACCTCTGCTTCCTCATTATACTTTCCATACATGAAGTCTGCTTGACAACCTTCATTTATAGCATTTAAAATGTCTTCTGTAAAGAACTTTTCTGGATTCTTTTTAATCTGACTTTCAAATGCTTTTGATCCATCAGGAAACTCATAACGAGTTGATACCTTCTTTACAATGCCATACTTTTCAGCAAGATCAAGAAGACCATAATACTTATCTAGACCAGTAGAGTAGTTTAGCCAAGTCTCAACCTTCTTATCTTCAACAGTCATACGTGACTTTTTGAGATGTGCGGTGATGACAGCACCGGTTCGACCGTTGTCATCATCTAGTGTCTTGTCTTTCTTCTTTGATAGAAAGATGATTGTGGATGCAGCATACTCTAGACCAGAACCACCACCCATCTTCTTCATAGGCACATATGAACCAACAACATCATAAACGTGATTGGTTACGATTAGTGGAACTTTTGCTTTACCGAGTTTCAATGTAAGAACACGAAAGGCACCACGAACTAACTGGGCTCGTGTCATGTCTCGTGTGTCTTTGCCATCGGCAATGTCCTGCATCTCTTTATCTGTAGAAAGATTACCAAGAGAGTCGAGAACAAACACCATCGGTGGCTTCTCTTTGCCTTCAAGATACTTATCTAGGATTTTGACCGCTTGCGTTCTAAACTCTTGAACAGTAGCAACAGGAACAATAGCAACCCGCCTAGTGTCAATACCACGGTCAGAAAGAAACTGCTTGCTAATAGCAGACTCGGACTCAAAGTAGAAAACAAATCCATTAGTATTATCCTCTAAAAACTGTTTGACCACATTCAATGCGTAAAAGGTCTTACCAACAGAAGGCTCACCAGCAAATGCTGTAACCTTGTTCTGTGGTAGACCTCCATAGATTGATCCAGATAGCAAAGCATTCATAACATATGAACCAGTGCCAATGAATCCTGTTACGTCACCTGCTGCAACACCGTCATCAACGATGCCCGCATATTCATTATCAATCTCTGATAGTAGTTTATTAAAAACGTCTGACATAAGATTCTCCTTTTCGTCAGTAGTCACCTAACAATCTCGTTAGGCAACTTCTTTAAAGTATGCTTGTAACTCCTCACTCATTTCTTTAAGAACATGACCACCTACACCGACACGGATGACATTACATAACTCAATCACATTGTCAGGTGTAATCTTGTCGTCAGGCTTGAACTCATAAAGTTTGCCTGGTGAATACTTGTTGTCCTCTGTCATGAAAAGAAATCCTCTAAACTGGCAGTTCTCTCTGCCTTCCAACCGATTGCTTCTAGAATGATCTTTAGTGGTTCCAGAAACGACTTATCGAACTGTGTATTATAGTCGATATATTTGTGTAAGTCAAACTCTTCGGGTATACCTCCTTGTGGAAAGGCAATCACATTGGATTGCACAGTGTTTGGTTCTTTCAGGAAGATAAACTTGATCTTCTCACCGTTATTGATTAGTGGATACTTATCAGTAAGGCGATGAACGTGTAGAAAGTTATTATATACAAGAGAACCACGAACATGGATAGGGCAACCTGATGCATAAATGCTTCTTTTGTCTGCATACTTAACCATTCCATTAACACCACGAGGAAAAGAAATATCTGAAAGAGGAAGAGTTTCAAACTCACCACGGAATGTTTGAATAAAAGACTGGACATCCGTTTCGCTTGCGTCAAAGATAACATCAACTACCTCTCTTAGTTTATCTCTACATGCTGTAGGTGTGGAACTCTTGATCATTTCAAGACCCATAACTTTCTTCTTAGGCTTTGCATATTGCACACCTTCGGAGTTATGGACATTTAGAATGTAACGCTTCTTAGCCGTCCAGATTGCTTTGTCGGCTAGGACCTCTCGCTTCATTACAATTTTATTTCGATATACATTAGTATAATCACCAAGTTCCTTGCAAGCCCTGTCAATAACCGGTTGTATTGCAGACTCACATACCTTGTCCAGGAAGGCGATGACTTCATCAACAGTTCGACTCTTACCGTTCTCGTTAAGAGTTTTATGTACCAGTTCACTAAGGTGAAGGTAAACAGAGTCTGTATCGACCGCAATAACATAATCTTTCTCCGTCTTTAGTATTTTGTTGAGATACTTATTGATTTCTTTTTCAATCCAACGAATGCTAAGTTGTCCCGTAGTCGTGACAGCAATAGCATTGCGAAGGTCAAAGAAACGAAAGTATTTTGAACCCATAGCACCGTATAAGGAGTTTAGCGATACTTTCTTAGAGAGTTGCAGATTGTTATATCTAGCAATCTTGTTTTTTAGTTCCGCTTTCTTATCAGGATCGGTCTCTATCTCATATGCTGCTTGTGCTTCAAGCATCTTCTTTTTATACACCTTACGGTCAGCAAACATCTTCTCGACCATTTCTGGCATGAAGCCTTGCTTGTCACGGCGATAGAACTGACCGTTTGCTGTTAGACAAACATTGTCTGCCTTTAGGCATGATGTATCAATAGATCGATTGAGAAGTTTATCAACACTAACATTAGAGGCAATAATAGACCGCATACAATCGCTATAAGAATCAGGTTCAACAATCGTCTCAGGAGAGATATTGGACCCCATAATAACAGAAGGATACTCTGAATTAACGTCGAAACTAGCCACCCAATCATGGAAACCAATAATAGGGTCTTTAACATAAGCGCCAACATAGGCGGCCTCCTTCTCGTGTTTCTCAATAGGAGGGACAACTATGTTCTTTGCCTTCAAATGATGAAAACAAATAACGTCCCACATACGGACCTGTGCGAACACGTCCTCGTAGTTGCACTTGTTATCATAAGATAGAGTTAGTGCTAGTTCAATCAACTTGTTCTTTTCATCAATGCGATCAACAAGGTCAACGTCTTTGATGTTATAGTCAATGAACTTTTGGTAGTCTTCTTTATATAGGTTGTGTAGTGTGCCAAACTCTTCGTAAGATAGTTTACGCTCACCAAGTTCCACATGAGCAATATTATCTAGACGATATGACTCTTGTGACTTGCCTTCAGGAGCGTATTTCTTATATAGTGCGAGCATATCCAGAGTGGCGATACCTAGAACAGTATATCCTTTCCCACGACGACCCATACCCAGATCAAGAATCTTATCCTGTAAGACGCCCCATGGAGATAGTTTTTTAGTTTCATTTTCTCCTAGAAGTTTCGTGATACGATTAATAAGATACGGAACATCGAATTGCTCAACATTCCAACCAGTAATGATATCTGGATATTCTGATTGCCACCATCCTAGAAACTTGCGAATAAGATCAAACTCGTCATAGCACTTTATATATGTCAAGTCGTCAAGACGATTTACATAGTCATCAACACCAAAGGTAGTGAAGTGACCGTTCATCTTTATCGTGATAGCAGTCAATGGACCAGTAGCATCATCAGGTTCAGGAAATCCACCACCATCAGGTTCACCGACCTCGATATCGATATTGGCCACTCTGATTTGTGAAATGTCCCAATCAACAACATCATCAGACTCATCAGCAATGAAACAATACTGATATCGTTGATTACCATAGATTTTAAAGTTTTCGACGCCTTCATATTGACGCACGAAATCACGACAATCTTTGATGTTGCCAGGCTTTACAGGCCCAACATACTCACCATAGATTGTCGTGTATTTCGTTGGCTTGTCGGAAGGAACGAACAGGGTAGGATTGTAGTCTACCCTGTGTCGCACACGCTTTCCATTTTCAATACCACGATATAGAATGCGACCACCCCATATCTCAACATTAGTATAAAATTTATTCATCAGGTAATGATCTTTGTGTCTGGAACCAGAATACCTCCGAACTGTTGATTATACTGATTCACAAATGCGGTTATAGGTTCAGCAATACATATTAGCATATTCTTAGATAAAGTCAACTCTTTATCATCTGTCCATTCACAATAAGGTGCATAACCCACAGAAGGATTCTTCGGATCTGCCTTGTTTGGAATTACAACAATACGAACAGGATTCTTAACTTTGATATGTGTTGCAGTCTCTTCAACAATCTCGGCAAGAACCTCTTCACCAACAAATCGTAGTAGTTTTACATTATTTGCCATTCTTTTCATCTTTCTTTGGTAGAATTACTGGAGGTGGAATAATAACAGGATTAGGTGCCACATAAGGCACATAAGGTCTCACTCTTGGTATAGGCTGTCTAATAACAGGCATAACAAAAGGATGAGGAATGGGTGCTATGAAAGCACCCACTAGAATGATGGTGTTCAATCTACCACCTCCATAAGATAGTCATAAACACCAACCGTTACCCACTTCTCTGGAATCAGAGTCGTGCGGTTACCATTCTCATTCACGAATGAATAAGAGTTGTCAAGATCCATAATCTTGACAATTCGTTCCCACTTGCCATCAAAGGCACGCTGCTTGAATGCAGTCTCAAGGATATGCATTGCACTTTCACTGGATGGAATCATAGTCTTTCTCCTTAGTCCCACAGGTTCTGATAATACTTTCCGAATAGTCGGAAACCGTTTTGAATGCGTTCATTATAACGCTTCATGCCCTCATAGTCAACCCAATAATCAGGATCAACTTGATCCATTCTTACCCAATCAGTTTCATCATTGTTTATAGCAACAAAGTTATCGGAGTGCGATGGCTCTATATGTTCTTCATAAGCTCCATCATTTATTCTCACAGTTGTATATTTGTATTTCGGTTCTCCGTGATAGAACTGATCTTCCCAAGATTCATCAAGTTCCTGCTCAAAGGCCCAAATCATTTCATTGAGAACCCAATCCCACTTATAGTGGACCCAGTTGTCTCCCATGTTCCAACCATTTTCATCGACCTTGGGATGGCTATAACGCATATGTGAAGGGAGATCCTCATCATCAACATAACCAGAACCATGCTTGGTATCTCTTAGTTGTTTTAGCATAGGTAGAATGATATGAGCAAGAGTATTGTCCATAGACCAAGTATCATATGGATCAATACGAACTTTGATCTTACGTTCACCACGAAGTTTATTAATCCAGTCACAAATATTGGCAATCCAAGTATGACTAATCCAATGACCAAGTCTATCCTTCTGGTCTTCGTTTAGAAACGGAACCCATTCAGCAAGTTGATAGGGTCCGATCCAGTTCTTATATGGTCCGATTTTGACTTTCATAGTGTTTCCTTATTTCAAGTTTGATAGTGTAGACACAGGAAGCACACACGACGGAACAACCGTGTTTCTCCATAATCTGTTGGACAGAAGGAACATCTCCTTCGTGACTGTTTAGGATTTCTTTGATAGTGTTGGATGATATAGTGTTACAGGAACATAAGATCATTTCTTTCCTCACTTAGATATATAGTATAGCAGATATAATCTTGGAGGTCAAGATGCCGGCAATACTTCTATCACTAATTTCATCAGGTGCTTTGAAGTGGATTTCCATTTTGGTTCTTGTTTTCGGACTTGTTGCCGGTATGTATTCCAAACATAGACAGATTGTTGAGAATGAAAAGCAGATAGCACTACAGCAATACAACATCAAACAGTTGGAACAAGTTGTAAAAGATCGAGATGCCTACATTAAAGAAATAGAAGACCTTGCTAGATCACGGGCCGAATCGGTTGAAAATCTAAAAAAGAAGAACAAAGTTCTAGAAGATAAACTTGCAGATGTGGTTTCTACTATTGATAAGCATGTCGGCGCTGGTCATGATAGAGAATCCTCTCAAATACTGAAAGACACAATCAGGTCTTTGGAGCAGATGAAATGAAAAAGATTATTCTATTGTTAGGCGTAATGCTACTGGCTTCTTGTAATGATACTCAACAGGTTGTGACGACATATCGCCATATAGTGGTTCATCCTGACGAAGCGATGTATTATTGTCCTGTGGTAAAACAGTTTCCGAATTGGAACACTCTGACGGACAGTCAGGTTGCCAAGTTGATTGTTCAATTACATAAGAACAATTTGACATGCAAAAGTTCCATAGAATCCATACGTCAGTTTCTTAAAGATGCCGACGCTAGAGTGAAAAGGGCGGAATGAATCCGCCCAGTTCATATTATAGTTCTACCTTGTGTGGCTCGATTGTGTTTGTTGAGTTGGTAACATTGTTGTCCTTAGCGGCAACACCAACACCAAGTAGTGCTAGAACAAATGGCCATACTTCATCTAGTGGAGGAAGTGGCATTGACTCTGGCCAAACACCAGCATACTTTAATCCGTATGCTACAACTGGTATAAGAGCCGCAACAGTGGTCTTCCAGTTAGCAGTAACATTCTTGAACATGATAATCTCCTTTCGAAAGGGAACCCATAAGGTTCCTATCTATTTAGAGATTTATTGACTTTTACTGGATCTGATAAACTGCGGTACCACAAGAAGGCTTGATTACAACAGATCCTTCCCATGGACGTAGCCATCCACGATGCCAAGTTCCCTGAACACAATACATGCCACGATGAACTGGCACAGACCAGTCACCAGTAAATGGCGGATCCTGAACTGGATTATAATAGGTACCATATGGTGCCTGTGCTATAGCAGCGGTGCTAAACATTAGAGCAGCAATAACTAAAATCTTTCTCATAGTCCTAGAACTCCTACACCAAGAAGACCACGATCTGGTCCGTCTACAGTAACATCAACGTCACGTCCATCAACATCAACCTGAACATCTGAACCGACTGGTGCCTTAACAGTGACACCCTTTTCAGTAACGAGTGCGCCTGTACCATTCGTTGGAGTTGTTGGTCGCTTATGTGCTAGTGCTGAACCTGTTAGAGCAACAACAATAGCGGTAGCAATAAAAAACTTATTCATATCAATCACCTTTCTATTATACATCCTTTGTAGGGTTAAAGTTATCAGGATGTTTTAAAATATCTGCGAGAAAAATAACAAAGTTCTGTAACTTGTCTTTGTCATACTCGGCGTGGATTTTGCCTTCTTCACGGATATATGAGGTCAGTAAGCAGTATGCCTCACTAACAGCATCATAACTTACCTTATCTCCAACGTGCATGTAATTCTCCTTTTAGCATTTGAATCTCACTGTAGCATCTTTCCACTCTCCCATGACAGGTACCTGTGCCTTTACAGTCTTTAATTGACACACACGAGGTTCAATCTTTACTTGATGTGTTTCACATTCTCCTGACTGGAGACAAATTGAAATCACAGCAAATACTAACTCTTTCATTTCAAGATATCCTTTATCTGTGCTAAAGCATCTTTTGCAGCATCATTTACTGACAATTCTTCTAAAGCACCCATAGCAATGTCTAGTGCTTCTCTTTCTGGTGTATTAATAACTTCTTCTGCCTTCTTTCGATAATGTTCTCTTAGCAAAATCGAGTGATAAATCTCTTCGTTATTCATATCAACTCCTTACGATAAAAAGAGTATTGAAACATAGCACAGACCTACAAACAAACCTATTACGGTAGGCCAATAACTGTTACTCTCCTTGAGACATGGAGACTGCTCGGTGGTAGTAACGCTCATATATTGACAGACGATCCTCTTCCGAGTAGTCTGCGGGAATGTCAATACCTTTGACTTTTCGCCATACTTCATTTGCCATCTCCAATCTAAACTGTTTATCTTTTTCTTCTTTAGTCTTCTCTTCCACGTAGATACTCCAATAGACTAAAAATAGTGTAGGAAACACCAAATCCTACAACAAACCAGAACAATCCATTGATTGCCAGTTCACCTATCGATTCATATTCATTCATATTTAGTTCTCTCTGAAACGTCTAGCATATTCAATAATGCTTGCACCAATCTTCTTTCAGTCTCAACAGGACCATAGGTTCTCACCATACGGCGAAGTTTGTTAGAACCTTTTACAACCTTGACAGTCTGAAATCTTCTATTAGTTTCTTCATCGATTAGATCGATATGGAAAGGTCTTGGATCTTTCCTCCAAGAAGGTCTACGTCTTGCTTTCTTGCTCATTTTTACCACCCTGGAGATGATGCGTCGCCACGCTTATAACGATATACTACGTCCGATCCATATGCTGGACAAACATGGACTTCTTCTGGCATATCATTCTGGTCCATTTTACCACCATGACCGCAGATAAAGAACACACCGAAATGCTTTTCAGCAAAGACATTATGACGAAGAAACTTGTTCATCATTTCAATGCGCTTGGCTGCTTCGATGATATCCGCTTCGGTACGGTTCTTATAGTCGGTTAGTTTACTAATCAGTTCTTCGTTTGTCATTATGCACCCCAATAGACTACAGGTTCGATTTCACACGCATCATAATCATCATAAAAATACCAGCGAATCCGAAAATAACCCCAAGCCTCATAATGAATATTGAAATACCACTCCACAAAGTCATGTTCTTCTAATGCCATTATACCCTCACAGTTTTGTTGAGTGCTTTAAGATCATCGGACTCGGAGAGAACCTGAAGGCCACCTTTGTTATATAGCGGCATGACACGCTTGGCCTTAGCCAAGATTGCCTCACGGGTTTCTTCGTTTTCTTTGTGAAGATTGGCCATGACAGACCGATTGGCGGTCGCATTGACTCCGCCATTACATACTTCTTGAACTGATTTTTCGTGATGCTTGGTGGAACGGTCGACCTGCAACGAGGCAGAATATTCTGAACGCCATTTAGCGTTCTTAGATTTGGGGTCTATATCTAGATCATTATATCGTTTACAGATTTGATTTGAAGTTAAACCCATTTTTTTCAACCAAGCATTATGCTTAGATTGTTCTTGATCTTTACGTTTAGGTTTGCGTAGATTGGTAGTGGTATAGTAGGCGGGTAGAATGTGCATAGCCATAGGAACCTCCGACATTTCACACAGTATAGCAAACATCGGAGGTCTTGTCAATATGCGAAGATGTGACAAAATGTCGCACCCTGTTGACATTTATTCCTCAGATGGAGTGGACTCTATCATTGGTGCGGTGTTAGCAGGAGGGCAATCGGAACAGTCAACCCAGGACTCTGCTATATCCATTCCTTTTTCCACACCGATGACCATTCCTTCTTTTAGTCCATAGATGTATGCTTGTTTTATATTCTTGAAATGCATTTTGTTTTCCTTCTTCTTGTTATTGGGGAGTCCTTTCGAGGACTCCCGTTAAAGTTTTGTAGTAGCAACTCAATACTCTTAGAAATCTGCGATTGTCTTTTTCAATTTAGTAATACGTTCTTCATTGACACGAAGATGTTCAACCATTGACTTAATCTTAGCACGAAACCGATCCCGTGCATCGATAAAAGATTTATAGTTCTGTGAGTTTAAATCAGTCATAGCAGATGCCATATCATCAGCAAGATTGACCAACTCTTCTTCGTCTACAGTCAGACCACTATCTAAAGTTTCAGGAGAAACAAAACGGAGTCCGAATTTCGATTGTTCATTATCAAACCCAATCTGTATTTCCATAGCGTCTGTATTCATACCCATCATAATCTCCTTTAAGTTGTCAAACCTAGATTGTATTTCTGTATCACCTATAATCGTATTCATTATATTCCCTTTAAGTTGCTACCGTTCCTTACACACATATTGGAACGATATGCTCATTATATGCTAATCAGACTAATTTGTCAATAGCGTAGAAATACTTACTCACCAGTAACGGCAAGGATATCTTCTTCTACGGTACATCTCACAGAAATAATAATCATGTGAGCAAGGATAGTATGGATAAAAGTCATGATATCCATATCTGTGATAAGGATATGGAAAGTGTGGATAGTAATAAGGATACATTAGATTATTCTCCATTGTCCTGCACGATACACCGCAGAAACAGACTGATAAGGAACACTGATAACATAATTATTCTTACCATCAATCTGTTCTGGGCTCGTTGGTTGAATAGTGATCTTTCCACTGCCCTGTCCATATTCATCTTTAATAGTATAAACTCGGCCTGCGGTTCCTAGAGGAAGAGTAATAGTCACCGCCGAGGCCGAGTTTACGCCAATGTATTCATCATTGGCAGTCGCTGTATAGTTGGTAGTTGTACCAGTTACAGCAATAAGATCAGCACCATTTGCCGAAATCGTAATCTGACCGGGTGTGTTAGCAATGTTAACACCGGGACCAGCAACAAAGTTTAGATAGATAACACCTTCATCAACGCCGATGTTATTACCAATTTTCACAACACCAAATTCTGTATTAGAAGTCTGTTGTGCTAAGTAAGACATTTATAATCCTTTATTGTTATTATTGTTAGATTATAAACCAATTACCGTCTCTACAAAAGAGTTGAACGGATTCCCAGGGAATGTTCATGACATATTCTGTGTCTCCGTCAATCGTGCTTGTGTTAGCAGATGGAAGAAGCGTAATCTTTCTATTGCCTAAAGGTGGTCCCATCTCCGCTTTGACTACAATTTGACAGCATGAGTTGGATTCACATTCTGGTAGTATTATGGTAACAGGGCCATCGGAACGAACGCCAATATAATAGTCATTGCTGCTAGCGATGTAATCAGAACTAATAAAAACGTTGTTGCAGGAACATGAACATTCGCCGGGTTCTCCTTGGGGACCGGGTTCTCCTTGAGGACCGGTATCTCCTTTTTCTCCGGGAGGACCTGGCTCACCTGGATCTCCTTTTTCTCCTGGATGTCCTTGTTCTCCAGTTTCTCCTTTTTCGCCGGGCGGCCCCTGCGGGCCTTCGGGGCCTGGGGGTCCGGGAGGACATTCTTTGCAGTCATCATTGCCTCCAATGTTAATGTTTACTTGATCATCACCACTGCCGGCGACGACTCTTTGAGCGGTATTAAACAAACCTTCAAGATAAGGAGAATTAGTATCTAAGTCTAATCCTGTCTTATTCTTGATAAGTTGTTGTTGTAATTCTATAAGTTTTTTCTCTAACTCGTTCATATCCCCGCCTTTCAATCATAACTAGGGGGAGTGGTCATATCACTTTATTCCCCCTAGTTAATTCTTGATTACTTTACGTTGTTAGATGTGGAGGTCTGTCCAACGCCAGCCATTGTGCCGAAGTTGACCATACCCTGGCGGGTATCCTGTAGTTGTGAGTCAAGGGAATTTAGGCGGTTTGAAACAAACTGCTGATTTGAATCCCATCCACCACGGAAGCGACCCCATTCATTCCACCAGCGGCCGTCGTTAACAGCAGCAACTAGTTCTGTGTTGCGCTCAACAAGCATACGGTTCTGGTCGGAATCACGGAGAGCCTGAATTAGATCAGTGGTGCGCTGATTACCAGCATCAATCTTATCAGAGATATAAGTTGTCTGCTTGGCAAGTTCAACCTGGGTCTTTAGAGCATTGATTTCAGCATCCTTAGCAGCACCAAGGAATCCTGTAACTAGTGCCTGCTGTGCTGAAATAATCTGGGCACGAATGTCCTGAGTGTCACGAGCAACAGTCATAAAGTTAGCATTTGTAACATCTTCAAATGCATCAACCTGGGCGCTAGTGGCTCTTTCTAGATTGTTGATCATGCCCTGTGTAGCATAATCACCCTTTAGACCTTCTTTAAGGATTTCGTTGGTATGCTCTACAGCCTCACGGCGAATGTCAGAATGCTGATTAGCAAGGTATTGTGTATCTACGTCTGCCATTTGATTTTCCTCTTTCTTTATTGTTTTTGGTTTGGGAATATCAGAAGCAGGTGTGACTGTAGGTCCAGCTGGTACATCCGCAGTCTGGAATACAGGTTGAGTTTGGCTTGGATTGTTTGCCATTACGTTCACCGCTCCTTTAGTTGAGTAGGCATTGCACCTACAGGCGATGTAACGTACCGCTTACGACCAGGGTTCAGCCCCAATTCCTGTGATGCTCTTGTTGGCATCTTTTGCTATATGTATTTAGTAAACTTGGATCTTGACTTTGTGAGGATTATAAAAATATTTTTAAGGGGTGCCAATCAAGGCACCCCTCATATACTTACACGGTTAGTAGGTTAACGCCTTCCTTACCAACTAGAGTATGAACACGTCCTAGGATCTGTAGCACAACACCAAAGACACCTAGAGCCATCCATCCAAAGAACACGAATCCCCAATGTAGCGGTGCTACGAATAGTTC